GAGCTGATGAAGCTTTTTAAAAATGTAGGTAGAGAAGGGGTAAGTAATCTTGAATCTTTGGCTCGTGGGTCCGTGGCTGCTGTTCCCGGCTTGGTTGGAGATATTGAGTCTATTTTTCGTTCCGACAAAGAGCGTAAGTTCGCGACCACCCCAGAAGTAGAACGGCAGTATTTGCCTTCTCGTTTGACGAAGCCGACGAAAGAATCAGCGGGTTTTATCGAGGCCGGTACTTTTATTGATCCAACAGTGGGGTTGAAGGTTGCAAAGCCCGTGGCTCAAGGAACAGCCAAAGCAGCCCTTGCTGGATTTAAGTCCGTAAGTCCTCAGCTTGAAAATATTATTGAGAAGAGCGGCCTTGGCTTGGACAAATCGTACATTGTCAAACCAGAAGGCGGTAATTGGCTACCTTCAAAACGAGAAGGTGAAGACGCTGTTGATAAATACATAGGTAGTTTATTAAATAATACAGGCATTGATTACAGCATAAGGCGTAACAAAGATAGGGTAAACGAGTATAAAGAGTCAGTGGATATGCACACGCGCGCACTTGCTAGACATGAAGAAGAGTTCTCTTCTTCACCAGCTATCTTAGCAAATGGCAACGTGTTTCGTCGATTGATAGCTAAAAACCAAGAATTGCTAGACGAAGCACAAGGGATGGTAGACCGTTCACAAAGCATTGCAAACTTTATCGAAAAAAAGCTGAAACCGTATGTTAGAAATAATTTAGGAACGAAAAGTGATCAAGTTCGTCTTAACATGGATAAATGGGAGCTTGAACAACAGCCTAAGTTGATTGCCGAAAAACAAAAACAAATTGATAAAGTACGCGCAGACATTGACAAAGCAGTAGCTGCTCGAGGAGACATTAATCCATTAATTCTTACAAACTCTCAGGCTCAATTGAGAAAATTAAGGAAGGAGATGGAAGAGATTAAAGCGCGCACAGGAAGCTTTGCTCAATTTGGTAATCGCGCGAACATGGAACAATTTGTAAGAGATGATATACAAGCAAGGAACTTATACTTGGGGGATTTTCCGCGTGAGCAATTTGGTCAATTAAATTGGCCATCACTTCCCGTTGCAGGTAAGTCCACGGCAGGAAAAGCATGGGAGAGCATAGTAGACAGCTCCATGGATGTTTATACCCCTAAAGAGGCGATGGAAGAGTATTCGTTGGGGTTTTTTGAAAATGCTGAACAGATGCCTCCTGCATGGTTGACAAAGTTAGCAGAAGCAGAAAGAACAGGGAAAGGTGGAAAAGGTATTTATTCTTTACCAGAATACAGTCTAGTAGATACTCATTTTAATCATATGATTGATGAGCTAAAGTCATCGGTTGATCCTCTTTCTAATCTCCCTAAAGAACTAAGAAGAACACCAAAAGAAATAGAAAAGATGTCGGTAGAGGATGCTTCTACTTTAGTGGATAAGATTAATGGGTGGAGAGCATCCAATTCTTCAGGACTAAATTTAGAAAGAGCTAATAGCCCTGCCGTGTTTGAAACAAAGACGTATCCCACCATACCAAACACTGATATTCCCAACGAGAAGCAGTTACGGTGGGTAGAAATTAAGATGCCTGATAACATGCCTAAAGAAGAAGGAAGAAGGATACTGAACGATTCTTTACAGTATGAAGGCGAAATTATGAAACACTGCGTAGGAGCTTACTGTCCTAATGTTGAAAAAGGCACAAGAGTATTTAGCTTGAGGGATATTGAAGGAAAGCCTTATGCAACAATTGAGGCAGTGCCAGACGAGATTGATCCTGTGGCCGATAGGCAATACTTAGAATCAGTGTTAAGCCCAGATATACTTCGTTCGTTTGACAACAGAGACATCTCTGAAAAAGAATTAATGAGTATGCTGAAGGATAGGATGGCAGGACAAGAACCTTACATGATTAAACAAATTAAAGGCCTTAGCAACGGACGGCCAGAAGAAGAAGCAATGCCATTTATTGATGACTTTGTTACAGACCCTTCGATGAACTGGTCTGCAATAAATGACATACAAAATACCAATCTAAGACAGTAACAATTAACTGGAGCAGACTATGCCCGTTGAACGCATAAATGGTGCCCCACAAGGCGATATTGAAATCGACGTGGAGATGGAAGACCTCCCAGAGATTGAGATTGAATTCGATGAAGAGGGCGGCGTTACCGTCAACCTTGATGAGAGTGAGGACGACGTAGCGTTCGACACCAACTTGGCTGAAGTAGTGCCAGAGGAAACGCTGGCCGAGATTTCCGAAAACCTCATGATGTTGTTTGAGGCGGACGTTACTTCGCGTGATGATTGGGAAAAACAATACGCACAGGGCTTAGAGCTACTGGGCTTCTCAATGGAGGAGCGCACTAAGCCGTTCAAGGGCGCGTGTGGCGTGTATCACCCACTGCTGTCAGAGGCGATTGTGCAGTTCCAAGCGCAAGCCTTGAAGGAGTTGATGCCAGCCGGTGGCCCTGTTAGAACGCAGGTATTGGGCAAAGAGACGCGCGAGAAGTTAATGCAAGCGCAGCGTGTGAAGGAGTTCATGAACTACCAGATCACGACAGTCATGCAGGAGTACACACCTGACTTTGATCAGTTGCTGTTCTATACAGGCTACGGTGGTTCTGCGTTTAAGAAGATTTACTACGACTTTGACAAAGGTCGTATGGTCAGCCGTTTGATTCCTGCTGATAACTTGTACATCCCGTACAACGGCTCATCCGTGATGAGTGAGTGTGAGCGGATCAGCTACAAGTTCCCGATGTCGGTAAATGCGTACCGCAAGGCGGTAGCGCGTGGCCAGTATCTGGATATGGCGGAGCCGACAACGACGCAAGAGCAGACACAGATTGAGGAAGCCAAGGATAAGTTAGTAGGCCAAGTCCCCGCAGGGGATGAGGAAGAGATGACGTTCATTGAGTTTCAGGTGGACTACGATCTTCCCGGCTTTGAACATACGGATGAAGAGGGCGAAGCTACTGGCATCAAGCTGCCGTATGTCATCACGATTGATGAGACCTCGGGCAAAGTTATCGGCATTCGTCGTAACTGGACAGAGGGCGAGGAAGAGAAGCAGCGCAAGGAATACTACGTGCATTACCTGCTAGTGCAGGGTCCGGGCGCGTATGGCTTGGGCTTCTTGCATCTGATTGGTGGTCTGTCGAAGACAGCATCGGCAGCACTACGTCAGTTGGTAGATGCCGGTACGTTGTCTAACCTTCCTGCTGGTTTCAAGGCAAAGGGCGCACGTATTGAGAATGACGATGTGCCGATCTCTCCGGGCGAATGGCGTGACATCGATGCAGGGGGCATGGAGTTGTCACAGTCGCTCTTGCCGCTGCCGTATAAGGAGCCAAGCCAGACGCTATTTGGTTTGTTGGGCTTCTGCGTAGATGCGGGTCGTCGGTTGTCGTCGATTACGGACTTGCAGGTTGGTGACAGCAATCAGAATGCGGCAGTCGGTACGACGATTGCGCTGCTAGAGAAGGGTTCGTCGGTCATGTCGGCGATCCACAAGCGTTTGCACTATGCGCAGAAGCTGGAGTTCCAGCTCTTGGCAAAAGGCTTTGCAGAGTATTTGCCAGATGAGTATCCGTATGATGTGCCGGGGGAGACTCGGAAGATCAAGCGAAAGGACTTTGATGATCGCATCGATGTATTGCCGGTGTCTGATCCCAATATCTTCTCGATTGCTCAACGCATCACTATGGCGCAAACGCAGCTCCAGCTTGCTCAAAGCGCCCCACAGATGCATAACCTGTATGAAGCCTATCGACGTATGTACGAGGCCATTGGGGTTAAGGATATAGATGCCATTTTGGTAAGTCAGAATATTGATAAACCAAAAGATCCGGCCAGCGAGAACTCACAGGCGATGGATGGTTCGCCATTGAAAGCCTTTGCGGGTCAGCAACACGATGCACATATCTTGAGCCATATCCTGTTTGGTCTGTCCCCCATTGTTGGGGCGATGCCGCAGGTAGGCATGACGCTTTTAAAGCATATTTTTGACCACATCACCAAGAAAGCAGAGGAGTTTGTAGAGGCGGAGTTGTTCCGCCAATACGGAACAGACCCTGACCAGCTTGTTTCTCCGCTTCAGCGCGAGGCTATGGTGGCGTTAAAGGTGGCGGAGTTCTACCAAGAGGTCAAGCAACTACAAGAGCAGCTTTCCGGAGCCAATCAGCCCCCGCCTGACCCTCTAATTGAGCTGAAAAAGCAGGAGTTGGCCAATACCGCCCAGCGTGATCAGGTCAATGCGCAGATTGCACAGCAGAAAGTTATGCTGGATCAGCAGCGAGAGGACAATGATGTGCGTATGGATCAGGCCAAACTGGTTCAAGCACAGCGTTTGGCGGATGAGCGCAACATGGTTGCGATGATGAAGCAGTCTGGTGGTGGTCAAGGAGGGCAAAGACGTGAATAGGAAACCCGCAAAAGTGATGCAAATGCGGTCTAAGCCGCTAAAAGCACCCAAAAATGTTCCACGTGGAACAATTAGCGACCCAAAGCCCACCTTTGTTTATCGCAAAGATGCCTTCAAGAAAGTGAAAATCACATAAAAGTAGTGTTTTTGTAGAAATACACATGCATAATAAGCATGTAGCCTTCAGATAGGGCGTGTACTGTCTGCGAACTTGGGAGAACCCATGCTGCAATTTAGCGAAAGCGTGTTACACGCTGTCCGTATCCTGAAAAAACAAACCGAAGAAATGGTGATCACGGGTACGGTGCGAGATATGGAGCAGTACAAGTTCCTGATGGGCCGTTTGGAAGGGTACAAATTTGTGGAAGCCGCTGTTTTGGCGCTTCTTAAAGAAAACCCTGACAATTAAGGACATTTCAGGATGACTAAAACTGCTTTGGAAGAAAAATGGGAGCACGAAGCGGCTCTGGAGGCTGAAGAAGGGCCTACTTTAGATGATGCTTATGCAGACGACGGCAGTCTTGTTGTTGAAAACCTCGAAGGCCCCGTCATTGACCGTATCCCCCGACCCACGGGCTGGCGTATTGTCATTCTCCCCTACCGTGGGGCAGAAAAAACCAAAGGCGA